ATCGGCAACCCGCAGGTCACCGGCATCGCCCTCGACGCCATCCGGGCCATCGACCAGGGGATGAACGCCCTGGAGGCGTGGACGGCGCACGTCCGGCGCTACCTCGAGGTCGTGAAGCGGGAAACCCAGGCTTGACGCAACGGTAGTTCCCTGCAACAATAGTTGCATGGACGATGACGTGAGCGCCGAGGATCTGCCGACCGAGGAGAACGAGCTGGCCGACCTCGACAGGTCCAACGGCCAGCGCATCCAGGCCCTCATGGGCGGCAAGTTCGGGGTCCAGATCCAGTTCCCGCCCGGCATGTGGGAGAACATGCGGCTCGCGGTGTTCTTAGAGCATCTGCTGATGCAGGTCGGCGCACTGGCCGAGGCCAAGCTGGACTTCGCCCACCGGGTTGCCGAGATCCTGGGCGCCGCCGAGGACAACGCCAAGAAGGCAGCGCTGACCGCCGGGGTGGAGCAGGCCTTGCAGGGCGGCATCGACCTCGGGAAGATGCGCCGTGGCGCCTGATTTCCTGGCCGACATCCGGCGCTGCGCCGACGGCCGCAACGACTTCGACGAGCTGCTCGTCGCCGCGATCAAGGGCGCGCGCCGCCAAGGGATCAGTTGGACGCAGATCGGAGAGGCGGTGGGCATGACCCGGCAGGGCGCCGCCCAACGGTACGCCAAGTTCTGCCCGAAACCCCAGGTCGAAGATGCCTCGTGACCACGGCGCTGATCCTGAGTGGGTGGCTCCTGTCCTTGGTCCTGACGGGCGCCTTGTGTTTCCTCCTCCTGCGTCAGAGCCCAACGTCGAGCCCGACTTCCCCGACTCCGAGTACGCCGCCGACCCCGATTTCGGCGCCTCCCGATTCGACCCCCTTCTCGACGGAGATGTGGACCTCGATGATGGAGCTGATGAGGAGTTCACTGGCCGAGGATCGGGCATTGGTGGAGCGGCTGGTCCTGGGTCGGGAATCACCGCCGACGATCTACTCGTCGCCGCCGCAGCAGAGCTGGAACGAGAAGCCGATCGGGTTCGACTACGACTCCACTCCGCTGGCGCCGGGGATCGAGGCGGTCCTGGCCCGGGAGACGATCGAGAACGAGCAGTCTCGTTTGCTGAAGGAGCGCGCCGACTTGCAGGCGAAGCTAAGGGAGATGGCGACGGAGGCGGACCGTCTCGGCTTGGAGGACTTCTTGCCGGGGCCGTGGCAGGGGAGCGACGACCAGCCGACATAATGCTCGAGGTGATCGTGGCCGGCGTCTCGTCCATCCGCGGCGGCCAGCTCTCCATCACCTTCCACGTCCCGTTCGAGCAGATCGACGAGGGATCGCGCCTGCATCGGTTGCACGGAGAGCAGGTCCGGCTCGAGATAACCCCGTACCAGGCATGAGCCTCTCGGCCAAGGAACTCGAGCTCATCACCGAGCGCCTATTGGAAGAAGGCGTCCCGCCCGGCGTCGTCGCGCGGGTGTTCGACCTGGATGTCGACCTCGTGCGCGAGGCCCAGAAGGCGGTCCGGGTGCGGCGTTATGGCACCGATGACCTGGAGGAATACACCGAGCAGACCCGATGGGACGCCATGGAGCACGCGCGTCGGACCATCGCCACCGGCTCGGAGGCCGACAAGACCCGGTTCAGCGCGGCCATGCTGGGCAAGACCATGGCGGCATCGGCCCGGCGGACCCCGGCGGGGGTGATCCAGAACCAGGAGACCATTCTTGAGATGATGGAGAAGATGCGAACGGGCGAACCGGCCGAGCCGAGGGAGCAATCGAGGTTCGTGGCCCGTCTCTCCAACCGCCCCGAGGATGACGATGCCGAATCTTGACCTCTGGCCGATGCTCGAGACCCTCACGATCAAGACCAAGGGGGCCAAGCTCAAGAAGCTGAACCGCAACGATGCCTTCGCCTGGGCGCAGCGCGAGGTGGTCTCCGAGATCGAGCGGCAGTACAACGCGGGCGAGCCAGTGCGGATCATCGTCCTGAAGGGCCGGCAGTTGGGACTCTCGACTCTGACCGAGGCGGTCCTGTTCCTCTGGTGCTTCCTGCACCCGGGGACCAACGCCCTGGTGCTCTCGAAGGAGAAGCCCGACTCCGAGTACCTGTTCTCCATGACCAAGCGGTACTGGGAGATGGGACCGTTCCAGACCGCCTTCTCCACCAAGTACAACCGGCAGGGCTACATCGAGTGGATGACGGGATCGTCGATCCTGGTCGACACGGCCAAGAAGGAGGACGTGGGCCGTGGTCGTACCTTGCAAGCGGTCCACGGCTCCGAGGTGGCGATCTGGCCCGAGGCCGACGCCATCGTGGGAGCGCTGAACGAGGCCATCCCCTACGAGCACGGGACCATCGTGATCTACGAGTCGACGGCCCGGGGCGTGGGCGGCTTCTTCTACGAGGAGTGGATGAAGGCCATCGACCCCGCCGGGGGCAAATCCGACTTCACCCCGATGTTCTTCCCCTGGTGGGAGCACGACGAGTACGAGGTCAAGAACCACCACCTCCACATGGCCGAGCTGGACGATGACGAGCGCGAGATGCTGGTCGCGATCCCGAAGATGACCTTCGCCAAGCTGGCCTGGCGCCGTCGCAAGCTCCAGAGCTACTCCAACCCCGAGACTTTCAAGGAGGAGTACCCGAACACCCAGGAGGAGGCGTTCCTATCCAGCGGCTCCAACGTCTTCCCCTTGGTCAAGCTGTCCCAGTGCTACTTCCCCGACGTGGAGATGGAACAGGGCTTCTTGTACAACGACGGCGGGAAGGTGGCCTTCAAAGAGGACGACGAGGGGCACTTCTTCGTCTACGAGCGCCCCGACCCCCGGGGCAAGCGCCGCTACGTGGTGGCCGTCGATCCGACCTGGACCATCGAGGGTGATCCCTGCTGCATCCAGGTCATCGACCGCGCCTCGATGGAGCAGGTGGCCGTCTGGCACGGGTCGGCCGACGCCCAGAGCATCGGGGACATCGCGCTGGCCATCGCCTACTGGTACGGACCCGAGACCATCTTGAACACCGAGATCCAAGGCGGCGGCAAGACGGTGCTCGCCTGGTGGCGCGAGGCCAACTACCAGCACATATGGATGGACCGCCGGGCGGACCGCCCGAAGCTGATGATGCAGGCGTACGGGTGGAACACCACCTACGAGACCAAGAACAACATGCTGACCACCATGCAGTCGATCATCCACCGCAAGCACCTGATCATCCACCACCCGGCCACCTACTACGAGATGACCCGGTACATCGCCAACCCCGACGGCACCTACGGGCCGTCCCGGCGCAGCGGCCACGACGACTGTGTGACCAGCCTCGGCATCGGGATCATGACCGTGATCTGGGAGCAGGGCACCCTCGACTACTCGGCGGCCGCGCCCGCGCCCGGCCACCTGCCCGGAGAGCGCAACCCGCAACTGGCCGGCAGCTACGGTCGCACGTATACACCTCCGGGCATGGCAACCTTGGGACCCATGGACGACGACGCGATGATCGGGATCGAGGTCACATATTGATGCCGGAAGACATTGATGGTTTGGACGATACATCGGCGGTTCATACGCTCCTCGTTTGTATCGATCTCCTGAACAACGCGCTGAAAAGCACTACCCAAGCGCTTCGCGCCTGTGGGGCGCCGGAGGTCATTACCGACGAAACCTTGCTTGGGATGGAGCAGCTCTCGATGAATATCGAGGAAATCCAAGGGATGTATCGATGAGGTACTCCTATCGGTGCCGCAGCTGCGGCGAGATCCAGTCCGAGACCGCGGCCGACATGATCCAGTGCCGGATGTGCGGCTCGGTGGCCAAGCGCATCTTCCAGATCGCCGTGAACCGGACCTCGCTTCGGACCGAGGCGCGCTGGGACCCCGTGGTGGGCCAGTACGTCGAGAACCATCGTGACTGGGAGTACAAGCTGCGCAGCGCCCAGGAGCGCGAGTCGAACGAGCTGGGCATGGAGGTCAAGCTGGCGATGGCCGACCCCCGGGACTCCGACGCTCTCGGTGATCTCCACGGGTGGGGCAAGGACGCCCGAGACGCCGACGCCGAGCCCAGCAAGCTCGTCAAGACGCCGACCCCGCATCGCCAGGACGACACGGGTGACCACCTGAAGGAGATGGTCACTTGACACTCGTGCAGGTAGAGGCCCCGCCGGTCTACGACGAGCAGGGGTTCCTCCGACGGCTCCAAGACCTGTACCAGCAGGCCAAGGACGCCAAGGGCCAGATGGCCTCGGAGTGGAAGCGCAACTACCGGGTCACCATGAACCGGGCGGCGCCGAATGTGCCCAATGCCCCGGGCACCCGGGCCAACGAGGTCTTCCCGACCATTGACGCCCGCATCGGCTGGATGACCGACCAGGAGGTGATGTTCACCGTCACCCCGGCGGCCGATCCCTTCTCGCTCTACGCCATGACCACCGACATCCAAGCCGAGCAGCTCGAGGCCATCATGAACTCGGTGCTGCGCACCGAAGGCTGGTACGCCCAGATCGTGAAGATGCTCTGGGACTCGGCCATCTACGGCGCGGGCTTCCTCAAGGTGACCTGGGACCAGGGACTCGAACAGGGTCTCGGACAGGTCGCGCTCAAGTCCACGTCGCCATGGTGCTTGTACGTCGACCCCTACGCCACCAATCTGGACGATGCCGAGTACATCATCGAGGTCCACACGATGTCGCCGGCCCAGATCGAGCGCCGGTTCCCCGACACGCCGAAGTACCTGATCGAGGACGCGGTCATCACGGGCGACAGCGATTCCGACCACATCCCGCCGAGCCAGGGCGGGCGCCCGGCCCAGCTCCGCAACTACCTCGGCGGCCTGATGACCCCCATCAACGCTGGTCAGGGGCCGACCACCTGGGGCCAACAGGGCCAGGCCAAGAAGCACATCACCGAGTCGCGCGGCGTGAACGTCTACGAGTGCTGGTTCCGAGAGAACTACGAGGAGGAGGTGACGCCGGGTGATCCAAGCATGGGTGACACCGAGACCGTCATCGTCGACCAGTGGCGGGTCATCGTCTGGTCGGGTAACCGGATTCTCCTGGACGAACTCGCTGAAAATCTGTTCCATACAGATCGGCACCCTTATGTCAGGTACGTGGACGTGGAGACCGGGGAGTTCTGGGGATCGCCCCTGCTCAGAGACCTAGCGCCCTGCCAGCAGCAGATGAACACCCTGCTCGCCATGGCGCAGAGCAACATCATCTTCACCGGCAACCCGATCATGGTTGGGGTGAAGGGCTCCGGAGCGGACCGCACCACCATCCGCAACCGCCCCGGCGAGATCTACGACGTGAACGGGGGACCGACCGGCGGCCAGCAGAACAAGCCCTCGTGGATACAGCCGCCGAACCTGCCTCCCGCCATCATGGAGATGGTCGGCTTCTGGCGCGACGAGATCGAGCGCATCGCTGGGCTCAGCGCCACCCAGCGCGGTGAGGTCCCGAGCGGCCGGGCGACCGACAAGCAAGTCCAGGCCGGTCAGGAGGCGGGCTTCGTCCGGGTGCGCTCGGCACAACGAAACCTCGAGTTGACGTTGAGGAAAGCGGGCGAGCTGGTCGCCAACCTGATCGTCATCAACTACGACACCCCGCGCTTCATGGCCATCGTGGGCGAGGAGGGTCAACCGATCTCGATCCGGCTCGCCGCTCAGCACTTCTATGCTCCGACCCAGGACGCCAAGGGCAAGGTCACCTTCGCCCCGCTGCGTTTCGGGCTCATGGTGAACGCCGGATCGTCCAAGCCGACCAGCCGGGCGGCCCGGATCAACGAGGCCGTGAACCTGAAGAAGATGAACGTGGTCGACGACCTCTACGTCCTCCAGGCGTTCCGGGTCTCCCACGCCCAGGCCATCCTCGATCGCAAGAAGAAGCAGGAGCAGCAGGCCGCCCAGCTCGCCCAGATGCAGCTCGCCGCCAAGCAGGCCCAGAAACCTCCTGGTCAGAAGCAGTCCGCAGCGGATCGCCCTAGCTGACATAGCATCGGGGCATGGAGCACGCTCGCCCGCACACCTCGAACATGCACCCGGACATGGCGACCACGAACAGGGGTTCGGTCCTGTTCACCGGGCAGACCGGGCGGTCCAGCTATCCCGCCGGTCGGCTCGGGCGCGGTGCCCGCAACGCCCAGCAGCACCCCGCCGACTTCGTGCCCGGGAGCCAGGGCGACACCGGGATCAACGCCGTCGACTCGCTGAACGACATCGACGGGGACTGGGACGCCGACCCCATGGGCTGCTCGTGATCCATGCCTCTCAAGCGTGGTTCCTCCCGATCCACCGTGAGCGGCAATATTCGCGAGATGATGGCGTCAGGGCATCCACAGAAGCAGGCGGTCGCCGCGGCTCTGTCGAACGCCCGAAGGTCGAAGCGGAAAGGCCGCTCCACGAAACGAGGGAGGAGGTGAGCAACGTATGAACCAGCCTGTCGACGCGCGCGAGCGCGGGAAGCGCCACGGTGGCCGTAAGCACGGACGGAAGGGCCGCTAGGCCAGCCGGTCCGTGTTGGGCTCACCCAACGCACCAATGGTGGTTTGATTCGCGAACGATGGGTGATGGATTCTCCGCTCGGTGGTCCATCACCCATCGTCGCGTCTGCGGTACGCTCCGATTGAACCGAGGAGGTTGTGATGGCTGACCAGAACCAGATCCGCCCGAACTACGGGGCTGGGCCGAAGGGCAAGGCGAACATCATGCCCATGGGCCAGACCGAGACCGACGCCTGGGGTGCCGACCCGAACGCCATGGGTCACATCCCAGCCGTGAAGGAAAACGGACCGCTGTCCTGATCCAGTGGCCGGCAAAGGGTCTTCGGCCCCCGAGAGCGTCGCGGCGGGCCTCCAGCAGATAGGTGCAGCGATCCAGGCCACGATGATGGCCCCCGACGCCGCGCCCCACCTCGCCCTACTCGAGCAGCTCTTGAAGGCGGTGGTCGGTGCGGCACAGCAAGGACATGGGGCTCCAGGCGGCGCAAAGCCTCCGGGCGCTCCTCCTGGTGGCGCTCCTCCTGGCCCCGGCGGGCCGGGAGGACCTCCGAGTGGTCCACCTCCAGGCGGCGGGACGAACATCGGTCAACTCATGGGCGGCGGTGCCCAGGGTCCCAGTGCCGCGGTGAGTGGGCAGGGTCCCACCCAGTCCGGTATCAGCGCAGACGACCTGCGGCGGGCCATGGCCGCCCAGGCAGACCAAGGATGATCTGATGCCCTCGATCCACGAGCTGTTCGGCCTCGACCCCGCCCTCGCATCCGAGGGTGAAGGCAACGCCGACTTCGACATCGACAAGCTGTTCGGCGCCGCCGAGGAGGCGATCCCTGGTCATCGTTCGCGCGTGACCAACGGTGACCTCCCCGGCGACTCGACTCCCCCGCCCTCGCCCGTGGTGGAGACCGAGCCGGCTGCCGGCACCACCCCGCCACCCCCGGTCACGGTCGGCGGGGAGGATCTGGGAGGCGACGAGGAGGAGGAGCCCGAGGCGTCTGAAGCCATCGCTTCTCCCCCCGTCGTCCCCCAAGCCGTGGCTGAGGATCCGATCGCCGCGCTGCTCCGCGAGGCGTTGGGCGACCCCGAGCGTCGTGCCCGGGTGTTGGGCGCCCTGGCCGGTGAGCCGACAGTCGCTCCTCCCGCTGCTCCCGCCCTGCCCGAGGAGATCGACCCGCGCTCACCCGAAGCGGCGCTGTGGATGCGCCAGAACGATGTCGACCGCAAGCTGGCCGAGATCGCCGCGGCCACCAAGGCGCAGTCCGAGTCCCTCGCCAAGCAGCAGGCGAACAATGCGGCCAACGCCGCCGGTGCGGCCTTCGCCGCCCGCTACCAGGGCAAGCTGGACGCCGCCGAGGTCATCGACATCTGCCGGATCGCCGGTTCCACCGGCATCGCTGCCCGGTTCGCCACCGGAGCGGACGATCTCCAGGCCGCGTTCGAGGAGTCGCTCGAGCACGTCGCCTGGACGAACGAGGGTTACCGGGCCAAGCTCATCGGCCAGCCCGCGGCACCCCCTGTCGTGCCGGGCAATACACCCCAAGCCCAGGATCGGAAGCGCAAGCTGACCGCGCTCAGCTCCTCGGCATCGCCGGTCTCGGGTCCCGCTCCAGGGGAATCCCCGTTGGAGACGCGCACCGATGGTAGGTTGACCGAGAAATCGAGGATGTCAGTGGTCCAGCAGGCGGCGAGTGCGATTGCTCGCACGAGAGAAGGGTCCTTCTGAGGTAAAAACTCATGGCCACACCTACCGGAGTAGACACGATCACGTCGATCTCTCGACGCATCCTGCGAGAGGAGGCGACCGATGTGTACTACCTGGGTAGTCCGTTCACCTGGCGCCTGTTCCGCAAGAACCGGGTGGTTCGCCGGGGCGGGCTCCACATCGAGTCCCGCTTCGTCTACCAGCCCTGGTCGACCGGCGGCGCCTTCTACGGCCCCGAGGTCCTGAACGTCGACCCCTCGGACAACGAGATCTCCGGCGCCTGGGACTGGAAGGAGTACTACACCAACGTCACGTTGGACCAACGCTCCCTCATCCGGGCCGACTCGGAGTACGCGGTGGCCAACTACGTGGTCGAGCAGACCGAGTTGGCCAAGATGGACCTGCGCGACAAGATCGCCTACGGCATCTGGTCCGACGGCTCGAACTACAAGGCGATCGACGGGGTCTACGAGGTCGTCGACACCGGGGTCTACGCCTCGAACTACGCCGGGCTGTCCCGCTCGAGCTATCCGTTCACGAAATGCGCTCCTCCCGACATCACGACCACGACGCTCGGCATGGGCGCCCTCAACTCGCTCTGGGACCTCTGCACCAAGGGCGCTCGGGCCCCGACGATCACGGTCTCCACCCGGGCCAACCTCACCCGGTACGAGAACCTGTTGCAGGCCCAGGTCCAGTACACCCAGCCGACGGCCGTGGTCGACCAGACCTTCGCCTCCGGTGGCTTCTCGGGTGGCTGGTACCGCAACCAGCCCTGGTTGGTCGACGAGCACATCAACCCGACGGGCACCGAAGGGGTGCTGTTCTTCTTGAACGAGGACTACTTCGAGCTGGTGGTGAACCAGAACGGCGACTTCGAGGTGGGCGACTTCCAGCAGCCGACCAACCAGTTCGTCATCACCTCGCTCACCTACGTTGCGCTGAACTTGCTCTGCACAAACCCGCAGCTCAACTCGAAGTTCACGGCGCTCACGGCCTAGGAGATCCAATGCCCCTGGTGAACAGCTACAACGTCCTGGCTCAGTCCGCCGAGCAGCCCGAATATCAGGCGCTCTGGGAGCCCATCGCCCTCAACCCGGCCTCGGTGGCGACACTCGCCTTCCCGACGGCGGCCGGTGCCGGCTCCCTGGTCGCCGGGGCGATCCTGCAGTGGGGCCTCACGGGCACTCCGGCCGGTGTCGGGTCGTACCCGCCACTCGGTCCCACCACGTCGTACCCCGGTGGCGACGGAGGACAGTCGGGAGCGACCGGCAACACCACCTTCCCGTACAACTGGACGGTCCAGTACGTCGACCTGGCCTCACCGTCCGCGACCGTCTACATGGCGGGCGTCCTGCTCGGCGTGGGTTCGCTCGGCGCCCCGGCCCAGCCGCAGGGCCTCACCAACCCGGCGAACAGCGCCATCGGCAGCACCGCTCCCTCTCAGATCGCCATGGTGGGCAAGCGCGGCATCATGCAGGTCCTCGTGGACAACACCACGACCGTCGGCCACACGCTGGAGGTCTCCCCGACCTCGGGGCACACCGGCCAGGCTCACGACACCGCAGGCACGACCTTCACGTTCGGCACCACCTTCGGCATCGCCCTCCAGGCGGTGACCGTCTCGGCTGGTCCGCTCCTGTGCTGGGCCGCCGTCAACTTCCCCGTCTGAGGAGGTAGTAGTCGATGCCTGGATTGCCCTTCACCACCCCGGTCACGGATATCGAGTTGTGGAAGAACATCCTTGAAGACCTCGGGTTGCCGATCTACAACGCCGGCCCCACAGGAAGCCCCGCCAGCCCGGTCACGATGCGCGACGTGCTCCAGCTTCTCGACTACGGGCTCTACAACAAGAGCCTCGCGGTCTACGGTGATGGCTCCGACGGCGTGTGCAACTTCATCGCTACCGGTTCCACCACGGTCGCCGGGGCCACGCTCTCGTCCGGGGTCTACACGATGACCCGGGACATCTGGCTCGCCAACGGGTCGATCATCCAGCCGACCGTAGTTATCAAGACCGCCGGCTTCCGCATCTTCTGCCAAGGCGTCTTCACCAACAACGGGACGATCCAGTCCAACGGGAACGCCGGCTCGGCGGCGACCGGCGGCGCGGCGCTGGGCTACACGGGCACCCTCTCGAGCGGCACTGTCGGCACGGCGGGTGGCACCGGCACGACCACGACGGCGGCGGCCGGCACGGCCCAGACCGTCAACTCCCTCGGGGGCGTCGGCGGGACGGGCGGAGCCAGCACGGTCACCGTCAATGCCGGAGCGGCCGGGGGCGCGGTCACAGCGCCGACCGCGGTCATGCAGCTCCCGCGCTCGCTCGATCTGGCGGTCATCGGGAAGCTCCAGAACACCACGGCCTTCCTGGCCATGGGCGCAGGCTCGGGTGGCGGGTCCGGTGGCGGTGACGGCACCTACTACGGCGGTGGCGGCGGCGGTGGCGGTGGCATCGTCGTGGTGGTCGCCCAGAACATCAACGGCACCGGCTCGATCCAGGCCAACGGCGGCGCGGGCGGGGCTGGTGGCACCAACGGCGCGGCGACCTGCGGCGGCGGCGGCGGCGGCGGCGGCGGCATGGTGATCGTGGTCTCGGCTTCGGTCATCCCGGTCGCCACGTATTCGTCCGGTCCGATCGTCCCCGGCCAGGCCATCACGGCCAACGGTGGCGCGGGCGGGGCTGCTTCCCCGGCGGGTGGCGTGGCCGGCAACTCGGTGACCGCATCGCTGCCCGGCACTGTCATCCTTCTCCCCGCATAGGAGCCTCATGGCCCAGTTCCTCGCCAAGCCCGAACTCGCCCCCGAGCTTCCCGCCGATGCCCAGGTGGCCCGTCTGGCGCGCACGCCCACGCTCGCCAACCGGGACATGCCGATCCTCCTGTTCGGTGAGTTCCTGCGGGTGGTGAACGAGGACAACCCCCGGGTCTTCCGGTACTTCGACGCCACCGACAAGTGCCACTACGACCGGCAGATCACCGGCACCTGGCACTTCCAGTGGAACCGCAAGCACTACGTGCTCGCTCCGGGCGAGTCGGCGTTCGTGCCCTTCGAGGCGCTGGTCGACGCCTTGGGCGACCCCCGCTCAATGGACGAGCCAGTTCCCTACAACGATGGCAATGGGGACCGCGGTGTCATCTTGAAGCGTCACGACCAGCTCAGTGGCTTGTTTGGCCGCTATGCTATCCGGGCTGAGTCGATTGAGATGCTCATGGAAGCGGCCCCCAAGCTCTCGGTCTACACGCTCAGCGACCAGCGGGTGGTCTTCCCGGCCATGCGCCCCGACATGCTGCCCTACCCCGCGCCGAACGTCCAGGAGCATCGGGTCGACTCGTCCTCCCGGGCGATCACCGATCGGTTGGAGGCCGAGAACGAGGAGCTGCGGTCCCGCATGGCGCGCTATGAGGCGATGCTGGAGCAGATCGTGGACAAGCGCGAGGGTCTCGACACGCCGGAGGCTTGATGGCTCGGAAAAAGAGCGGCATCCACATCAAGCCCGAGAACCGGGGCAAGTTCACCGCGTCGTCCAAGGCGGCCGGCGAGTCCGTCCAGCAGCACGCCAAGTCGGTCCTCTCCAATCCCCGGGAATCGGCCAAGCAGAAGAAGCGGGCCAACTTCGCCCGGAACGCCGCCAAGTGGAACCGAGGGAAGCGGAAGTCCTCTCGCTCGAGTAGGTAGCCGTGGCCGCCCCAGCGCCGCCGACCAGGCCCTACAAGTGGATCGAGATCAGCGACTTCACGCCCGGGATCATCTCCCAGCAGCAGCTCGCCGGCTACTACTCCACCACCCAGAACTCCGTCGTCCCGGGCTCCAAGCTCGGTCAGGCCCAGCCCACGACCTACGGCTGCATCGGGCTCCCGAACGGCGGGCTGGCCCCGCTTCCCGGCTTCTACAACGCCCCGTGGGCGACAGGCCACCAGGTAGCTCCCAACCACACGCCCGTCACCGGCTCGGGCGCGCTGAACATGATCAACGGCCTGTTCCTGAACGGGCCGATCAACTACTACGCCTCGACCACGCCCTACGCCCTGACGCAGGGCGATGAGATCCTGGTCGGACAAATCAACCTGACCAGCGGCGGCACGATGAACGCCTGGTTGGACTCGCTCCAGATCCACGGGGCGACCGCCACCTGGACGGGCATCATCAATCCCTCGCCCGAACCCGGGCTACTCCCGTTCTGCACTTGGACCGGAGCGATGACCCGAGCCAACGCCACCCCGGCCGATGTGGGGCTCGCTACGTGGTTCCTCTCCTTCTGGTACACCGGAGGGACCGCTGGTGAGCCAACCCCGGGCTATTTCGGCCAATGGAATTATCCGGACGTGGAAGATCCGACCGTGTTTACGCCTCACCTTCTTGGTGACGCATTGATCGGGGAAGCGGTTTGCCACCAGAATCGCATGATCCTGTTGACCTACTCCCCGAGTGAGTGGCCCAGTTCGAGCGGATGGGATACCTACGCTGGGGGCAACGACGAGTTCAACTACACCGAACCGCCCAATAGCATCGCCTTCGGGAGCCAGGCCGAAGTGTTCGTCCAGGAAGACCCATCGGGCTACGGCGCCTGGGGGTCCATCTCGGCATCCGAGTTGTTCCTGGTCAAGAATCTGCGCGGCGGCGTGGTGATCTCGGGCGACCTCAACTCCCCGACGGTCACCTGGCTCCCCGGGGTGACCCCGACCTATGGCCTGATGAGCCGCACGGCGCAGACGCCGCTCGGCCTGATCTATGCCTCGAACAACAACGGGCTCTGGGCGTGGAACGGCGGCAACACCTCCCAGAAGATCTCCAACCAGCTCGACGACAACTTCATGATCAACCCGGCGAACCCTCCCGTGCTGCGCGGCCCGACTGTCGACATCTGCCGGTGGGGCGACTGGATCGTCGTGTCGAACGACTGGCTCTGCGACACCAACACGGGTTCGTGGTGGAAGCTCCCTCTGGGCACCGAGCCCCATACGTGGTTCGTGGTGTCCTCAGACGGGAATACCCTCTACGCCGCCTCTCCGGTGCCCTCGTCCGCATACTTCATGGACATCTACAACCGGACCACCCCCACCGTCAAATACCAGTGGGAGTCCTACCCCATTCGGTCGCCCGACGACGGCAAGAACTCGACCCTGGTGATCCGAGAAGTTGTCGTCAGGGCCATCGGATACGGCACGGTCGCCATCACCCTGACCGGTATCAGTCCGAGCGGCGTAAAAACCGTGAGCACGGGTGTTCCAAGCTCGACCTTCACCTTCGAGACGCCGACAGATCAGGCTCAGCCGACGATCCAGCGCCAGGCCATCGCCAACTCGCTCGGAGACGCGCTGCTCGCCCAGGACATCACGATCAACGTCGTCGCTCAGGGCAGGACCTTCGACAGCGTGATCCAGCCCGCTCCGACCATCTACTCGATCGCCATCGGCTACGAGGATACCGGTCGACCGGTGAACGCCACATGAGCGCCAACCCGATCCCCGGCCTGTTCCTGCCATCGCCCAACGGCGATCCGCTCACCGCCCAGAACTGGAACGCGCTCCTCCGGTGGTCCAAGGGCATCTCGCCACGGATGCTCTTCGTCGACAGCCCATTGGCCGGGTCCAACCCACCCACACCCCCCTCGGACGCGTACCTCTGTGGTGGTGGCTATCAGGCGATCGTCTTCGCCTCGGGGGTCGGGACGCTCACCTTCCCGCAGCCCTTCCCCAACGGTCTATTGGCGATCAATCCGGTCGGCTTCCATGCCGCGGGCATCTTGAACATCGTCATCGACTCAGCCACCGCTCCGACGGCCGCCGCCGTGGTGCTCTATGCCACGCTGGCCGGCTCAGCGATCAACGCGACGGTCAACGTCACCTACTGGGCCATCGGCTGGTGAAAGACTCTCTCCCATGAGCGTGACCCTCGCCACCGCCACCACCGAGGTCCGAGCGCTGCTCGACGAGTCCACCGCGGGGTTCTGGACCGACGCCCAGATCCAGAGCTGGATCAACCAGGGTTGCCAGGACGTAGCGCGCCGGGCCGAGATCCTCTGGCAGGAGGTCAACTACAACGTCACGCCTTTGGTCCAGCTCTACCCCTTCCCTGCCGACTTCCTGAACGCGCACCGGGCCGAGTTCACCCTGTCCAGCTCCGACCAGACCTACAACCTCGAGTACCGGGGCATCAACCAGATGGACGAGGTTTGGGGCATCCTGCACTCCCTGCCCAACTCCTGGCCGCAATTCTTCACGATCCGGGGCAACAGCGTGCTCGGCTTCTACCTCATGCTCTATCCCTCGCCGGGCTCGGCTGGGACGCTCACCGTCTACTACTACCGCTCGGCGGTCATCCAGACCAGCACCTCGGGCAACATCGACACCATGCCCGGCTGGGAGGACATCGTGTACGACTACGCGGTGTTCAAGGCCAAGCGCAAGATGCAGGACCCGACCTGGAAAGAGGCCCAGCAGCTCTACGAGATGAACCTGCTCAACCTCATCAACAAGAGCCGGAACATGACCGACCAGGGCGACACGATCACCATGGGCAGCTCGAACTACCCGACCTATATGTATGGCGGGGGTGAGGACTGGTGAGCACGACCGCGCCCAACTACGACCAGATCCTCGGCGGCCTGATCCAGGGCGGGGGCATCCTCGGGGCGGCGGCCGGCGCCGAAGCGCCCTCGATCGCCCAGTACGGTCAGCAGTACACCGCGGCGCAGGCCCAGCTCGGGGAGCTGCTGCCGGCGGCGGCCCTCCAGGGCAACGAACTCCAGACGAACACCGCCTACTCCCAGGCGCTCCTCGGCAACCAGTACCAGGGCAACCAGCTCCAGCAACAGGGACTCGCCTCCCAGATGGGCACCGCGGCCCAGCAGCAGGCGCTCGAGGCGGGCGTCTACGGCGTCCAGCAGCAGCAGTACCCGCTCCAGCAGCAAGAGAACCTGGCCGCCTTCCAGAACACCCAGCAGTCCCTCGGGCTCCAAGCCGGGCTCCTCGGCACCCAGGAGCAGGTCGCGGCGGGCCAACAGGGGCTCACTCAGGGTCTCGGGGGCGTCGGCGGGGGTGGCTACGCCGCGCAACTCGCCAACCTGGCCTACCAGTACCCGCTCGCCCAGCAGCAGGCAGCGGGTCAGGCGGCGGCATCGGGCGCATCGAACACCGTCGGCGCACAGCAGGCGCAAGCGACTCTGGCCGAGCAGCAGACTTACAACGTGGGGAACGTCCAGAACGCCGCCCAGGCGTCCGCTCTGGGCTATCAAGGCCAAGTCGGCCAGTTCGCAGAGCAGGCGGGCCAGCTCGAGCTCCAGGGCCAGCAGAATGTGCAGCAGTACGGGATAAGCGGCCAGGGCGGTTTCGCCGGCCAGCAGCTCTCCCAGGCCCAACAGATCAGCCAGCTTCAGCAGCAGTCCGAGGTTGCGGGCTACGGCGGGCAGCAACAGCAGTTCGCAAACCAGCAACAGCAGCTAGCGAACACCGCCGCGGGCATGGGCATCAGCGTCCAGCAGCTCCAGAGCCAGCTCACCCAAGGTCTCAGCGGCATCGGGATCTCGACAGCCACCCAGCAGGACCAGCTTCTCGGCCAGGCCGCCCAGGCGCAGGCGGGCGAGGCGCAGGGGCTCGGGGCCATCCTCTCGGCGGCGGGCACCACCTCGGGGCTCGGACCCCAGGCGTTCACCCAGGCGTTCCCCGCTCTCTACGCCGGGGGAGCGACCGAAGGACAGGCCAACTCCCTGGCACCGGCCCCGGCCAGTGGAAACTACGCCAACCCGACCACCTTCCAATAGGCTGGGACCGTGGCCACCAAGGAGAGCGCCCGGACGAAAGCGGCCCTCGCCGCTATCGGTGATCCCAGCGGGAAACCGGGTAGTCCGGGTGTTCTGGATCAGATCGCTTCGGTTCTCAACGCCCTGTGGGGAACCGGACCGGCCGCGCGTCCGAGCACGCTTGGTGAAGCGACAGGCGAGAAGACCCCGCCGAAGCCGAAGAAGGCCAAGAAGAAGAAGGCCGATACCACCGCGAGCACCGATACCACCGAACTCAGCGCCGAACAGGCGTTCGGGCTGCTCGCGCAAGGGCTGGTGAACGAGGACCAGGCCATGACCAGCCAGGTCCAGCAGATGATCGAGGGACAGGTCCCGGGCCAGACCGGCCAGGCGGCGGCGCCCTCGGGTGCGGCGATCCTGCAAGCGAACCAGCCGGCGGCGGGATCGGCTTCGGACTGGCTCAACCAGAACATCGCGGCGGCCAATGCTGCGGACTCCCCGATGCAGCAGGCCATGAACAACTACGCCACGGCCTACGGGCAGGGCGAGGCGCTCCAACAGGGGGCCATCCAGCAGATGGGGGCGGCGAACACCGCCATGCTCGAGACCGCCCCGGAGCAGGCATACGTGAGCCTTCTCCAGCCGGGTGCCGGCTACTACAAGTACCTGACCCCGGCCGAGATCCAGCAACTCTCCCCGGCCATGCAGTACGCCCTCCAGCAGGCCGGTGTCGGCGTCGGGGAAGGATCGCCCATCCCGACCCCCAAGGGTGGCTGGCCCAAGTCGATCACCGGAGGCAAGGCGGCGTCGACCAGCCCGGCCTCGGCTCTGTTCGGGACCCCAGCCACGGCGGCGGCCACCAACCCGGCGACCGGCGCGCTCTCCTCGGCATCGACGACCAACCCCTTCGGGTAAGCCAAGGAGACGAGCATGGCCATGAGAACGCATCAACATGCCGATGGAACGTGGGGAGTGAACTGCGATTGTGACCACGATCGGGTAGAGAACGGCGGATTCGTCGGCTACTACGCCCTATGCCCCACCGCGGCCGAGATGGGCATCACGCCGGATGAGTGGGCCAAGGATGCTCCGGGCATTGCCATCCTCGACAACCTGACCCTCGAAGGCGAAGGACGAGAGAGCTATCTACGCACTGCTGAGAGTGTCGTCATCGGGCGCCTCAAGCTATGGCGACCTGAGATCGAATGGGTGGGGAAAGTGACATGGGCCTTTGACGGTCCCTACGCCTCCTTTCCGGCCCTGAGCATGGAGCGATACTTCATCGCTCCCTGGACCGAACCTCAGAAATAGCATCGGGCCATGGCCAAGCCCGAGCTGACCAGCTTCGAGAGCGACTGGAACAAGGCGGTCGCCTGGGCGCAGGGCCTCGGCGTCGGGATGAACTCGGTCCTCCCCGTCTACCAGATGGACCAGCAGCGGGTCGCGCAGGGCGACTACATGATGTCGGCGGCCGAGCGCAACCGGGCCATTCTCGCCGCGGCCAACCCCAACAACGTGACGCCCTCACCGAGCGACACGCCCCACCCGAGCGCCGTGTTCTCCAACGCCCGCCGGGACCTGGGCATGATGATGACGGGCCTCGAGCCCACGCATCTCGTCTCCAACCTGTTCGACACCGTGAAGAACACGGTCGAAGACGTGATCCACCCGAGCCGGGTCGAGGGGGCGACCGCCGGCGCCACGGTCGCCAACTGGTTGCAGGACACCTTGCTCAGCTTCGTTCCGGGCGCCTACGACGTTGGCACGATGTTCCGGGGCGGCTCGGTCGGCGCCGGACTGAAGGATCTGGCCGACAACCCCCTGATCTCGCTGCTCGACCTGACTCCGGCATCCAAGGCGGCAACGGGTCTCGTGACGGGCGCGCTGGACAGCACGATCACCGGGGGAGCCATCGCTGACGCCATCGGCGTCTCTCCTGAGGCGCTCTCCCACATGGGACCGCTCAAGATGCTGGGCAACCTGATCGGGAACCACGAGCTCGCCGGCCGTTACGGCGTGCTCCCGGGCGGCGGGGCGCTCACTGCGGGCATGAAGGTCAGCGATGTGGTGCAGACCTGGCTCCAGAACTCGATCTTCGGGACCTCCAAGCCGGTCCAGGGTCTCGTGACCGCCTTGATGACCGGCGACCAGCTCAAGACCGAGATCCAGCAGAACATGATGTACGACGCCAAGCAGGCCGTCGCCGCCCTGTCGCCCGAGCAGTACGACCAGTTCAACCGGATCATGCTGGCCAACCAGACCCATGGAGACCAGATCGCCAAGGTCCTGGCCGATCCCCGGGTCGACCTGCCGGTGAAAGAGGCGATCACCACCTACCTGCGCTACACCGATCGGTTCCTGCGCGAGGAGGCATCGGCGGCTTCCGACACGCTCAGCGGGGCGCGCCAGGCCGACGGCACCATGGGGCTCTACGCCACCAAGCAGTCCGATGCCGTGGTCGACGCCCGCAACGCCGCCGATGCCCAGCGCAAGGATTTCATCGAGGGGGCGAAGGTCAAGGCCGAGGACCAGGGTGCCCTGCCCGCGGTCAGCAAGATCCGGGGGCTGACACCCGAGTCGACGCCCGCCGAGGCCGCACGGGCCGGGTTCGAGCAGCTCAAGGCCCGCAAGGGGCTGGACGGCATGAACGCCCTGGTGAGCAGGTCCGAGCTTCTCGACCGCCACGCGCTCGCCTTCGCTCCGAAGTTCGAGCAGGCCATCGCCGCCGCCGAGGACGCCATCCCGAAGGACGACCAATTCCTCGCCAACATCATCGACAAGCGCAAGGAGATCACGACCAAGGGCAAGGAGCGCGAGGTCAACCTGCCGCTCGGGACCAAGAAGGACTCGGCCCTCGCCGTGGTGGGCATGGCCCGCAACGCCCTGGAGGACCTGCGGAATGGGCACATCGACGACCTGGCGATCAGGGTCGATGCAGTGGCATCCAAGATGACCCGATGGGGCTACCACGAGATGGACGTGGCCGACACCGGCAGCCAAGCCCTGCTCGATCTGAAGTCCCAGGTCACCGCGCTCCAGCGATATGTGAAGGAGCGCACAAGGGTCAACGACGAGATCGACAGGCGCATCGAGGGGGAGTACCACCGGGTCGGGAAGGAGACCAAGGACCAGATCGACCTGCGCGAGCGCCAGACCGCCGACCTGAAGCAGCACCAGGCGCTCGAGCGCGGCCAACTGAAGCAGGCCACCTACCGTGCCCTCTCGCTCGCCCGGGAGAAGACGAACGCCCATCTGGAGGAGGCCGCGCACTGGTACGCCGCCGAGAAGCAGAAGCTCTACGACGGGGCCGACATCGAGGCCGACATGCACGCCATGGAGATCGCCGTCGGGCTCCATGAGGCGCGCAACCGCAGCTATCCGAAGTTCGAGAAGGCCGTCGGGGCCATGGCCGATCAGGTCTACCAGCGCGCGCGCTCCCAGGAACGCCGCTTGCTGGACATCTGGCAGCGGTCCCAGAAGTATTGGCGCGACGAGCTGGAGAAGGACGAGCGCAAGATCACCGAGCAGTTCCGCACCAAGACCGAGCGGATGCGCCTCGATCACGAGAAGCAGACCGCCACCCTCGAGGACCTGCACGACTACCACCGGACGCTCGACGGCGAGATCCTGAAGGAAGCCTCGACCTACATGCAGCGGCTCGGGGACTTCCACCAGGCGGTGTACGACCACCCGCCCGATCAGTGGATGCCCATGCGCCGGGTCCTGTTCGAGAAGCATCTGATGGAGGCCGAGAACAAGGCCAGGGCCGTCGACTTCGTGGAGAGTCGCCTTCGCACCAAGTCGGGCTGGACCGAGACCGCCATCGAGAAGCTCCACGAGAACCACGACATACTCCGTGAGCTGGTCCACGAGGCCGTCGACGACGTGGTGAACGACCCGGACGCCTACGATCCCGAGTTGGTCGACGTGATGAAGGAGATGAAGACCTCGGTGGAGGCCTCGGCCCTGGAGGAGCTGCACAAGCTCTGGGCGGGTACCCAGCACTATCACGGTGGCAGGCTGGAGGTCGAAGGCCGGTTCCAATACCTGGAAGGCACGGGCAAGGTGTGGACCGAGGGCAAGATCGACGCTCCGATCTGGCTGCCGGCGGCCGACACCTTCGACCGGATCTCGCAGAAGGTCACCACGTTCATCGGGAAGGGCGAGCCCAAGGTCGACGTGGCCTTCGCTCGGGCGAACAAGTACGTGAACACCCGCCATGACGTGGTGCTCGGGGTGACCAAGGCGATCAACCAGACGCTCGAGCACGATGCCCACATCGAGTTCCTCGAGCACTACATCGCCCCGATCGTCCTGAAGGGCGCCGACATCAGGGACTTCCTGCGCTCGATCACCAACAACGACGACGCCAGGACCCAGGCGCTCCTCGGGATCGACCTGGAGAAGGCCACGGTCAAGGGCTTCGAGGAAGCCGACATGAAGCGCATCGGGCTCCGCAAGTTCGATCCCCACTCCCTGTTCGGCTTCACCCTGCCCCGCTTCGGTGAGGATGCGCTGTACCTGCCCTCGGGCCTGGTGAAGGCCCTGGAAGGCATCAGGGACCAGGAGCAGCACCAGGACCATGGGCTCTGGGACAAGGGGATGCAGGTCTTCCGGTACTCGATCCTCGGACTCAGCCCCCGCTATACCGCCCACATCCTGTTCGGCGGGTCGATGCTGCTCGCGCTGCGCTCGACCGCCTACATGCCCTCGATCCTGCTCGACGCCGTGCGGGCGCTGCGCAACGGGGAGGTCGACCAGACCATCTTCCGCCAGCCGACCCAGGAAGGTTACGGACGATTCAACTTCGCCCTGACCGAGCACGCGCGCGCCGGTGGTCGCCAGCTCGGCACCCTGCTCGCCCAGGAGAACCTGGAGGTGACCCAAGGGGTCAAGCTCTATGCCGCCAAGCCCGCCCAGTGGCTCAAGGCCCTGGCCGACGTGAACTTCCGGCTGACCCGGCATATCACCCGGATGCAGAGCGCCGTGGCCTACTTCGACTACGCGGCCCGCGCCGAGCGCCGGGGCTACTTCACCGATGCCATGGGCAACGTGGTCACGATGACCAAGGAGCGGGCGGCCGAGGAGGCCCAGCACCACGTCACCGAGGTCTTCGGCAACCTGCGCTCCATGAGCCCCTTCGAGCGCGGGGTGGCCAAGTGGGCGGTCCCGTTCTACGGCTGGGAGCGCCACATCTTGAAGTACGTCTTCTCCTACCCCTTCGACCACCCCTGGCGTGCTCAGGTGCTCGGCCTGATGGCCTACGAGAACTCGGCTAACGTGCCCAAGGGCCTGCCCGAGCGCATCCAGCTCCTATTCTTCCTGGGCTCGCCCAACGCTCAGGGGAAGGTCAACGCCATCGACGACGCCTTCATGGACCCGCTCCGTGACGTGGCCAACTACGCCACCCTCGGTGGGCTGCTCCAGTCCCTCAACCCGGCTGCGCTCAGCGTGCTCGCCACCTTCGATCCCCAGATGGTCTACGGCTCGAACGTGCCCTATCCGAACCTGACCTACGACCAGTTCTATGGGATCTCGGTCGCCGGCACCCAAGGCACGGCCCTCAGCGGGCTCGAGCAGTTCGTCCCGCAGCTCGGCGCCATGGGCTCGGCCATCGACCTGGCCACCCAGTACCGGGTGCTCGGGTCGAAGGACAAGGCCAGCTTCATCAAGAAGATCTACCAGGACCTGAACATCCCGTTCGCGCAGGTCCAGCCGATCAACGTGAAGCAGATGGCGGCCACCGCCGAGATCGCCCGGTACACCGACGCCAAGCAGGCAGCCACCAATGCGTGGCAGAGCGGGGACTTCTCCAGCCTCGCCGGCTACTCCTCGGTGCCGAACCCGGTAAACCCTGATTACGAGATCACCCCAGCACAGCTTCAGGCGCTCTACAACCAGGCGCTCGCCCTTTACCCTGGTGAAGCGCCATCGGCCGTGGTGATGCCTCCGCCGACACCTCCTGGCTTCTGATCCTTGTCATCAGCGTAGACAGCGTGTACGGTGGGGACATGGAGAAGTGCCAAGCCGAAATCGACCTCGGGGGAGTATCCAAACTGCGGCACTGGTATTGCCAACGACCGGCCGATCACGAGGGAGCGCACGAGCAGCACATCGTCACTTCGTGGATCGACGCGAAGATGACTTGGGAACGGAGGTACGTCCCATGAAGCAATGCCTCAACTGTGGACGCTTCTTCCAGCCCAAGGAGTTCGGGCAGGCCCAATGCGAGATCTGCCGGGCAGCCGAGCGTCAGAAGTTCCCGCCCGAGCCGATCGACCTCGTGGGGCTGGGTATCGTCGATCAGGCCACATATGATCGCCTTCGGCTCGCTGAATGAGACGACGCCTCACGAACCGCGCCGTGGGCTACAAGGGTGAGACCGTGCCGGTGACGGTGCGCCTCTCCAAGCCCATCTGCGACTTCATCGACGCCCATCTGGGCCAGCCCGACATGCGGACCCGTTCGGACGCCTTGCAGGATGCTGCTGCGCTCTGGGCTCTGCGAGAGGAGCGAGATGGCTGACGGTGCGCTTGTCAAGCCCGAGTTCACTGGGCCACCCCCGGTGAAGAAGCGGGCCAAGCCGGTCATGATGATCGAGGACACCCGCTACTACGCCTCGATCTGTGCCGTCCGGCGCCACCCGGGCAACTGGGCCAAGATCGCCCGGTTCCGCACAGGCGACCGCAAGCAGCGGCTCCGCGAGGCGCAGAAGGCGTACACCCAGCTCCACCGCATCCTGCGCCGGCAGTTCCCGCTCGAGCACTGGGAGGTGGCCAAGATCGCCACGCCCGACACCTGGTTCGAGTACGAGATCCGGGTCATCTACCACGGGCGGTTCATCGACCGCCACGCCGCCGACACCTACCGGGCCGCGGCCAAGGTGGCCTGGGAGCAGGGTCGCAAGCAGGGCAAGCTCGCCCGGGAGACCCGCCCCAAGGTGCCGGTCCAACCTCGGATCGGTGCCGCAGGGTAGCATCCCCGATGTGGCGTACCTACCCGCGGCCGTAGCCCTCAATGCCAGCACCGCCACGCTGATCTGGCAGACCACGACCGGGGTAGGTCCCGACGACACCGCGGTCAACACCGCCGACCAGATCTTCCGGGCGGGCACCCCGAACGACCCGCAACCGATCCTGGTCATCGTCCCTTCGGGGACCACGCTCTATATCTGCACCGCCGCCGCCACCTCGACGACCGGCGCCGTGCCCATCGTCGGTCCTTTCGCTCTGACGCTCAACGTGGTGGGCAACGATTCGATGTACGGGATCGCGGCCAGCGGGACCCCGGACATCTACGTCCTGGCAGGCAAGGTCTAGCCCATGGTCATGGGATCGAGTGTCATCGGAGCCCTCGGTGCCTCTCCGGGCGCCGGCACCTTCGTCTCGGTTCCACCGCCCACTGGAGTCGCTGCTACCGACACGGCCAACATCGCTGCGGCGTTGGCTGCTGTTGCGACAGCGGGAGGTACGGTCCAGCTCCAAGCTGGTAACTACGCCGTCTCCTCGTCGGCACGAGTCGACACGGGGGTCACCTACCACTCGACAACCTCAGGCAACTACCCCGCCAACTCCTGGGCCGACGCTTCGATCACCGCCGCCGATGTGGGCAAGTACGTCATCGGCGGGGCGCTGGGCACGAACCCGGGCATCCAGAGCCGCACTCCGAAAATCCTCACGGTCAACACCACCTTCAACTACTTCACGACCGACATCCAGCCCAACGGCACGGTATCGAGCGCCGCCATCAGAGTCGTTCAGCCAGGGTTCGTGCTCCCCGAAGGCGTCACCCTCAACGGGTGCGGTGGATTTACGACCAGCAACGGTTTCGGATCGGGCCAGGGCTACGTCACCCGCATCAGCGACGCCGGCTCGGGGATCACCTGTCTCGTCCGGGGCAACACTGGGCCGAATAGCGCCGTCTGGTCCTCGACCTACGGCCTCAGCAACATCTCCTTCTGGGGCTACGGCTACTCGGCGCTCTATGGCCTCTACGTGGACAACGGAGCCTGGTTCATCCACTCGAACGGGTGCGACTTCTCCTACTACACGGTGGCTGGCGTGGCGCTCGATGGGAACATCAACAGCCACCTGTTCGAGAACGCCCTGTTCCTCGGCAACGGTACAACAGGAGCGACCAGCTACACCGGGGGTGTCATCACCCACCCGTTCTACTCGACGAGTTCGGCCGCAGCCACGTTCATCAACTGCTTCTGGGACGGGAACAACGGGGCCGGGCTCATCGACGGCGGGGGCGCAGGTGCCTTTGGCGTCGCCGTGCTCAACAGCCAGTTCAACAACACCTCGGCCAACGCCGCCTCGAACGACTGCCAGTACGGGCCGTCCGCCGTCATCGGCGGGAACAACAACGGCGGCTGTCTGTTCCAAGGGAACTGGTCGGAATCGGCGGCAGCGAACACGGCGGGCACCTCGGGGGGCTACGACCTGATCGTCTACGGCACGGCCACGGCCTCGAACTGCACGTTCGGCACCGGCTCGTACAACTCCGGTACCCACCAGGGCGTGCTCAACCACATCAACCTCGGCATGAGTGTGTACTTCGAGGCCGCCACCTGCACCTTCACCGGGATCAGCACGGGGATCGCTGCGGTCAACATCAACTACTCGGGCTGCGCGTTCCTGTACCAGAACTGTCAGTTGAACGACACCGGAGGCGCCTACTTCTATTCGAGCTGCGGGTTCTCGAACGCCAATGCCCCCATCTCGGGATCGTCCCGGCCTCTCGGCCAGCTCGCGGCCTGGACCATCCCAGTCACGTCGAACGCCGGCACGGCGCAAGGACAGCCCGGGTGGTATTCGACCTACAACTTCACGAACTCGTCAGCGGCGACCATGACCATCACGTTGTCGACCTCCAATGTTCAGGACGGCCAGACCGTGGTCATCCGGATCTACGACTTCTCAGGATCAACCGAGACGATCACCTGGGTCAACACCGAGAACAGCGGCGTGTCTGCCGCCACCACGTCGAACGGGTCGACCACTCTGCCCAAGACTGTCACCTTCATGTTCAACGGGGCCACGTCCAAGTGGCGTTGTATCCAATCGGTGTGATGGACATCACCCCTGCCGACCTCTACGCCGAGTGCGACAAGGCGCTGGCGCAATGGCCCTGGATCTGGGCGGTTGAGATCGAATCCCAGCTTCCTCGGGGCCTGCTCCTGGCTGTCGGGTCGCGCGAGACGAACCTGACCGACGAGATCGGGGACAACGGCCACGGCCACGGCGTCTGGCAGCTCGACGACCGCAGCCATACGATCCCCGATCCCTTCCCGGTCACCGAGCAGGCGCAGATCGCCGCGCAGATGCTCAGCGACAACTTCAAGGCGGCCGGGTCCTGGCAGGGCGCGTGCGATATGTACAACTCGGGGCGCCCGACCGATGCCTCTACCACCGGAGGCGACTACGGGACCGACGTGATGGGGCGCCTCTGGGCGATCAACGTCCACTACCCCGAGCCGAGCCTGGCCTATCCTGAGGGCATGATCGCTCGGAACACCGCGGGACAGGGCTATTGGTGCGTGCGGGCCAACGGGGCGGTCTACGCCTTCGCCGGGGCTCCCTACCTGGGTCCCAACTCCAAGTTCCTGGCCGAGTGGGGCATCGGCAACAACACGAACCCCATCGTGGGCATCGCCGACGACGGGGCCGGCGGTTACGTGCTCGAGGTCGACGCCGGGCTCACGCCGGGCCAACCCGCTCTGTACCACATCGTCCCGGGCAATCCGCCCCCGTACCTGTAGGAGTGACATGCTGACCAACCTGGTGAAGTCCCTGCCCCAACTGCTGCTGGCCCTGGTCGTACTCGCCGTGGTCGGCGTACTCGCTGGGCTGGGCAGTGCCACCTCGACGCAGGCGTACAGCGTGGTCATGGTGGTCCTGGCCGCCGGGGGGGTCTCGACCGGCATCGTGCTCGGCTCCACTCAGAGCAATGCGAACCTGATCCCGCATCTGATCCTGTTCACCGCGGCACTCGTGCTCGTCACCGTGCTCGGCGCCCGGGGCATCTTCACCAATACGCAGGTCGATGGGGTGCTCGCCCTGGTGGTGGGCGGTGGGGCGCTCGGGATCGGATCAACCGCGGTCACCTCGTCCAGCACCCCGGCGCCCACCGAGCCCACGGCCGCTCCGGTCGCCACGCCCACGCCGATCGCCTCCGTGCCTGCTCCCACGCTCGCTCCGACCCCTGCGGCTGCACCGCCCGCTGCCGCCTGAGGTTCCCCGTTGTTCGCGACGAGTTGGGGCCAGACCCTATTCGAGACACTGGTTCCCATCGCAGCACTCATCCTGGGCAGCCTCGTTCGCCTCTCCGTGCGCTTCGGCAAGCTCGAGCAGCGGATCGTCACCATCGACAAGCAAGTCACGCCCAACGGTGGCACGAGCAGCCGTCTGGGCGATCAGGTCCTCCAGGCCCGCATGGAGGTGCGCGAGCTGTCCAAGCGGCTGGACGAGGTGAAGGGCGTGAAGTCCGTCCACACCCAACCCTTCACGATCCAAGAGCAGGATTGACCTAGCAACGCTTGTTGCGTACACTGGTGGCATGACCACCACAGCGCTCTACAAAGTCCTCGGCAAGAACGCCGATGCCATCCACGGAGGCTCCGGCACCTGGCACAAGCCGGTTGGCAAACGGCCCGGCAAGTGGATGGACAAACTCGCCAGCGTCGATTGCTGCACCTCGGGCTATCACCTGGTCGAGCTGTACTCGTTGGCCGAATGGCTGCGAGGCGACTGCACGATCTGGCTGGCTGAGGGCAGGGGCGCAACATCTTCGGACGGCACCGGCAAGACAGCGTTCGCCCAAGCCCGCTTGATCCGTCAACTCCACATCTCGGAACAGGACCTGCGCCTGTTCGCCGCCGATTGCGCCGAGCACGTCGTCCATTTCTACGAGGCTAAGTACCCGAACGACGACCGGCCCCGCAAGGCCATCGAAGCCACCCGGGCTTTCGCCCGGGGCGAAATCGGGGATGCGGCGGGGGATGCGTGGGCTGCGGCGGGGACTGCGGGGGCTGCTGCGGGGGCTGCGTGGGCTGCGGCGTGGACTGCGGCGTGGGCTGCGGGGGCTGCTGCGGGGGCTGCGGCGTTGGATGCGGGGGGGGCTGCGGCGGCTGCTGCGAGGGCTGCTGCGGAGCGCCAATGGCAGTCCGTCATGCTGGCGACCTATCTGAATCTGAAGGAG